ATTACAATGGAATTGCGGACCAAGAACTTCTTATCTCTCAAGGTAACCCGTGGCCACCCAAGAAGGGTGACAAGCGGGGCCTTGGAGGAGATTTTCTTGTAATCCGCAGAGAGTATTCGGCAACGGATTCTCCGGATATGACCTTCTTAGGCGGCGCTTCAGCCGCCTACGTTGGTAAACAGTACGCTTACACAGGTGCACCGGATAATACGCATTTTCCGACTGTTACGCCGTCTTCTAAAGCGACTTTGGAAGCTTTAGGGACGACAGCAATCGCGAATTTGATACCGACCAACTCTGTATCCAGCTTATCAACATTTCTGGGAGAGTTGCGTGAGGGGATTCCCCGACTCGCTGGTTCCGACTTTTTCAAAGGTAGGATTGCTCGCTCCCGCGCTGCGGGTAGCGAGTATCTTAACGCTGAATTTGGTTGGAAACCTCTCATCAGTGATCTGAAGAAGTTCGCACATGCCGTTAAGGACAGCGATGCCCTTATTAGGCAGTACGAACGTAATTCAGGGAAGTTGGTAAGGAGGCGCATGGACTGGCCTGCTAGCAAATCTACTAGCATCACTACGAGTAATGACGGTGCTACACCAAGTATCACCTTAGCTACAAGTAGTGGGGTCAGCGCATACGGGACGGGATCCAAGTGAACCATTTCCAGAACTCAAAAGCAAGAGCGCTGGTTTGAAGGTGTTTTCACATATTACCTGCCCCCTCAAAAGAAGGGACAGACTAATATTCAGCGTAACGAACAGCTATTAAATTATCTGTACGGCACGCGTGTAACACCTGAGGTTCTCTGGGATTTAACGCCCTGGACTTGGGCTGCCGACTGGTTTGCCAATACCGGTGATGTTTTACACAACATCGGGGCATTTGCAGCCGACGGCCTAGTGATGCCTTGGGCCTACATCATGGAACGCACAACAGCGATCACTGATGTAGTTACGGTACAACCCTTTAGACAAGGGTATGGTACCAAAACCCTGCGCCAAACCTTTACCACTACGGCAAAGGCAAGGTATAAGGCATCACCCTTTGGCTTTGGCATCACTGACACGAGTTTGAACCCGCGTCAGTGGGCCATCATGGCTGCTCTGGGTATTTCCCGGAGCGGCACTCACTACTGAGAGGTTTAGTGCTCAGTAGTCAAAAACCAGACGATCATTCCGATTGTTTGGTAACAACCAACTTCACGGAGTAGATAGTCATGGCTTTTGCTGACCCTCAGTCAGTTACGATCAATGCGGTGGCACAGACCCTTCCCAGGGTCTCGAGCGGCATCGATAGCGGGTCCTTTCAGAAGGACGACGCGTCGGTGAAGCTCTCGGTTTCTTCGACCTATGGTCGACGGAACCGGCGTACCATCCGCCTTGACCACCGGAAGGTTGCTGCCGACCCCCTTATGCCCTCGACGAACGCGTTGTACACGATGAGTACTTACATCGTGATCGACGTTCCGCCGACTGGGTATACTGTGGCCGAGCAGAAGCAGATTGTGGACGGCCTTACGGCTTACCTCACTGCATCTTCCGGTGCTCGCGTTACCCAGTTGCTGGGTGGCGAGAACTGACATAAAGGACAGCAGCGCCATGGCAATGGACTCTACCACCCTATATAAAGGGGATAGATGAAAAGCCATATGCTGCTTCTGAAGGTGCTCCTCGATGAATTGGGGAGCAGATGTTGCACTAGCACCAGCCGTGATTGGAAAACAATCAAGGCAAG